GCAATCCTCGGTGCTTTTTGGGGCCGTGAAATGCGCGAGGCGCAAGACCAAGGGCGTATCACAAACGTGCCGTATGACCCCAACTTGCCGACGTTTACGGGCTGGGATTTGGGGTACCGCGACGACACGGCAATCTGGTTTTACCAAGTTGCGCGTGGCGAAATTCGCGTTATTGATTTCTATGCAGTAAGTGGCGCTGACATACACGACATCGCTGGCGTAGTGCTGCAAAAGCCTTACAGCTACGCCAAACATTATTTGCCGCACGACGCACGCGCCAAAAGTTTACAGACGGGGCGCAGCGTCATTGAGCAGTTGGCAGCTCATTTAGACATCGCCAAGCTCGCGGTGGTGCCTGACATTGGCGTACAAAGCGGAATACAGGCTGCACGCTTAATGTTGCCGCGTGTTTGGTTTGACGCCGAGCGCTGCCGCGATGGCATTGAGGCGCTACGACAATATCAGCGCGAATACGACGAAGATAAAAAAGCGTACCGGCAATCGCCTCGACATGATTGGACATCACACCCCGCTGACGCTTTTCGTATGGTTGCGGTATCATATTCGGAGGTTGCTGAAAAGCCCCCAGCGCCTGATATTAGACCGCTGATGGTGGGGCCAGAAAACACCGTGACCCTTAACGATATGTGGCAGGTTCACGACCGCACCGTTAGCAGGAGAGCAAGGATATGAGCATTGCAAATGTCAATCGGTATAACTACGTCGCCGTCGGGGCAACGTCGAGTACCTCGTTTGGTTCCGCTGGCGCATTTATTCATCGCGTGGTGGTCAACGTTGCCGCCAACACGGAAGCGACCGCGACCCTGATGGATGGCAGCACGACGCTGGTAGCAATCCCTGCCACGCAGCCGATTGGTAGCTACAGCGTGGAATTGAACGTGGCCACAAGCGGTGCAATTACCGCAGCGTGCAGCGGCAATTCGTCAATGACGGTGGTGGGCCTATTTAGTGACTACGCATAGGAAGCCAGGTCTGTACGCCAACATTTTGGCAAAGCAGGAACGACAGGCGCGGCAACGCCGTGAGGGTCGCCCTGTGGAGCGTACTCGCAAACCTGGTGAGAAGGGTGCGCCGACGGCCGAGGCGTTCAGGCGATCAGCGGAGACGGCGAAGCAATGAGCGCAGCGTGGCAGCGATCTGAAGGCAAAAACCCGAAAGGTGGCCTCAATGCAAAAGGCCGAGCCAGCTACAAGGCTGAAACGGGAGGCACGTTAAAGCCTCCCGTGAAGGCGGGCGATAACCCACGCCGCGCAAGTTTTTTAGCCCGCATGGGCAACATGCCTGGGCCGATGGAAAAGAACGGCAAGCCGACGCGCTTGGCGTTGGCGTTACGCGCATGGGGCGCGAGTAGCAAGGCTGATGCCAAATCAAAAGCGGCAGCGATTAGTGCGCGCAACAAGGGGAATGCGTAATGGATGAGCCAATGAGCCGTGAGCTAGAGAAGTACCTAAAAACCGTCGCGCAGTACGACAACGAATACGCCAAATGGCAGGCGCGCACGAAGAAAATTATTAAACGCTACCGCGACGACAGCCGTGGACAGGGTGGCAATGAGGCGGCGCGGTTTAATGTGTTGTGGTCAAACGTGCAGACGTTGAAACCTGCGGTGTACGCCAAGCTGCCAAAGGCCGACATCAGCCGCCGCTTTGGCGATAACGACCCCGTAGGTCGCGTGGCGGGGCAGTTGTTAGAGCGTGCCATTGATTTTGAGATTGAGCATTACCCCGACTTTCGCAACACGATGGCGTATGCCGTTGAGGATCGTTTTCTCGGCGGTCGCGGCACGGCGTGGGTGCGTTATGAACCACATGTGGCTCCCATCGGGCTAGGCGATGACGGCATCAGCATTACGTCTGCTATTGAGCAGGGCGAAACGTCGCCCGAAGGCATGGAGCGCATTGAGTACGAATGTGCGCCGACCGACTATGTGCATTGGCGCGATTTCGGGCATTCACAGGCGCGCACATGGGATGAGGTGGCGCAGGTATGGCGCTGGGTGTACATGACCCGAGAAGCGCTCGTAGAGCGTTTTGGCGAAGAAATGGCGCGCAAGATACCGCTCGACCAAGGGCCAGAGCCGCTCAACGCCTACAATGACGCAAAACGCACCTACAACCGCGCCAAAATATGCGAGTTGTGGGATAAAGAAAACCAGAAAGTGTATTGGTTCTGTAAGGGCATGCCGCAGATTATTGACGTGCGCGATGACCCGCTCGGCCTTGAAGGCTTTTTCCCGTGTCCCAAACCGCTTTACGCGACGACGACTAGCGACACGCTGGTGCCGGTGCCTGATTTTATTTTGTATCAAGATCAGGCGATGGAGCTAGACATTCTGTCAGACAGAATTGATGGGCTAGTCAAGGCGCTGCGTGTGCGCGGCGTGTATGACGCAAGCCAGCCTGCGTTACAACGATTGATGACCGAAGGTGACAACAATGCACTTATACCAGTGGATAAGTGGATGGCTTTCAGTGAGAAGGGCGGCCTTAAAGGCAGCATTGACTTGCTACCGCTCGACACTCTTGCAAGCGCACTCCTGCAATGCTACCGAGCCAGAGAAGATATTAAATCCCAAATCTACGAAATCACGGGCATCAGCGACATTATCCGTGGCACCACGGCCGCCTCGGAAACGGCAACGGCGCAGCAAATTAAAGGGCAGTACGCAGGATTAAGGCTGCGGTCGCTGCAAGAGGATGTGGCGTTATTTGCATCAGAGTTAATTCGCCTGAAAGCGCAAGTGATGTGCATGCACTTCCAACCCGAGACAATTTTGGCGTATGCCGCCGCGCAGCAGATGACGCCCGCTGACCAGCAGTTGATCCCGCAGGCGTTGGAATTGCTAAAAGACAAGCCGCTACGCAATTTCCGGGTAGACATTGCCGCCGACAGTTTGGTGATGCTGGATGAAAACCAAATGAAGCAAGACCGTTTGCAGTTCCTGCAAGCGTTTGGTGGCTTCTTGGCGCAGGCATTGCCAGTGGGTCAAGCGTCGCCCGAGATGGTGCCGATGATGATGGAACTGCTGCGGTTTGGTATGCAGGCATTTAAGGCGGCCCGACCGATTGAGGGGCAATTGGACGCCACGCTTCAGCAGCTCGCACAGGCTGCCGCGCAACGTGGCCCAGATGGCGAGGAGCAGGGCAAGCAAGCCGAGCTACAAGCCAAGGGTCAAATGGAGCAAAGCAAGATGCAGATGCAATCGGCACTCAAGCAAGCCGAAATGCAGCATCAGATGCAGATGGAGCAGATGCGTAACCAAGCCAAATTGGCGCTGGAGCAACAAAAACTCGACTTTGAGGCACGGCTAAAGGCTGCCGAAATACAGGCGAACCAAGCTGCTGCCAAATACAAAGCCGATTTGGACGCGCAAACGAAGCTCATTATCGCGCAGATGGGCAAAACTTTACCCGAGCCACCGCTATCCCAATGAAACGCACCTACGTTTACATAGACGGCGACTTTGTGGAGCGTAAGAAAGACGCGAAGGGTCGCTATCATTACGTCCAAGGCGACATCACGCCTTATAAAAGCATGATCGATGGGTCAATGATTACGTCACGCTCGCAGCACCGCAGGCATTTAAAAGCAAACGGGTGCGAGGAGGTGGGCAACGATGACCCAAGTAAACATATTCGCCGCGAACCTGAAAAAAACACGCGGCTAGAGCGCATTAAGCACATGGTCAACACCCGAATGACCAATGACCAAGCCGACCGCATCATTCGCGAGTTGCGCCAACACGCCAATTTCACCCATCCCCACAGGAGCAGGTAACGTGGACGAGCAGCAAGAAAGAGACGACGCCCCACAGGCAGAAGTCATTGACCGCCGAGAGATGTTAGAGGCGGGATTAGAGGCCGCCGAGCGCGGTGAGCCGATTGAAAACATTGGACGCGATGAAAAGGGTCGTTTTGCGCCAAAAGCGGCGCGAGAAGACGCACCCGAGGCCGAACCCGAAGCCGAGCCGCCTGTATGGCGTCGGCCTCCTGCGTCGTGGAAGAAGGATTATCACGAAGTTTGGGCAAAGGCTGACCCAAAAATGCAGGAGTACGCCTGGCAGCGCGAGCAGCAGATGCGCGAGGGCGTGGAATCGGTCATGTCAAAGGCGCAGTTTGCGGATGCGATGCAAGAGGCGATACAGCCTTACATGACGACCATCCAAGGATTGGGATTGACGCCTGATCGGGCGGTTGCGGCGTTAATGGAGGCCGACCACAAGCTACGCAATAGCGACCCGCAGACTAAAACGCAATATTTTATGCAACTTGCGCAGTCATACGGCATCAATCTAGGCGCGATGCAGGGTCAGGCGCAGCAAATGCCGCAGCAAAATGTTGACCCGCTTGTATGGCAACTGCAAAACGAACTAAACAAAGTCCGTGGCGAAGTCATGGGCTGGAAACAACAGCAGGAAATGGCGGAAAATCAAACCCTGCTAAACGAAATTAATCAATTTAGTCTAAAGGCCGAGCATTTTGAAGAAGCCCGCCCTGTGATGATTCAGCTCCTACAGAGCGGAATGGCGC